CAAGGATTTTTTGACGTTTACATTACCAAACGATATGCCCAGAATAAATCCCACAAGCAGTGCCACGAGAGTCCATCCACTCATCCCTCCACCCTCCCCTTGACTTCCTGCGCCACGGGGACGGGGAGGGTTGCGGTGATGATGTGATGCCCGCGCATCCCGTAAATCCATTTGGACATTTCGTTGAACTCCTCTGCCCCGTCATGACTCATGCTTTTTGCAGCATTCCATTCCCCATGTTGGCCTAAAACCACAGCAATCCTGACATCCACCGTCTCGCCGTCGTGCTGCTTGCCGTGGACGGCTTCGGAGAGCGCAATAAAAGCGTCGGCGGCGGATTGTTCAGAGCCGTCTGGTCCTTCGATGCCAAGAGCGCAGGAACCGCAGTAGGCCATTTCATGCTCTGCATTATTCCTGGTCTTGTTTTTACACAGCGGGCACGGGTATTTTGACAGATCAATCATTGGAGTCCTCCTTCGCCAGGGCGGCGCGGGCTGTGTTCATTCCCCGTAGAAATCTGTCTCTGTCGTGGGGACGTAAATGACGCTTTAGCGCGTCATAAGTCTTTTCAAGCTCTCTTTGTGCGCCCTCCAACGCCTTTTTGAAGTCAGCCACAGTAGCAAGCGTGTCCACGAGGTCTTTGTTGACGTAGTAGGTCCACGCATCGGGATCGTTGGTCCAGTAGCGAGATTCGCATTCTGACGAAATAAGCTGCGACGCCATGCCCTTGATGCCCCACGACGTAATGAGTCCGTCAATGCCCGGGATTGAGCCAGAGTAGGACGTGAAGACGGTGAGCCTGCCATCGTATAAATCGTACACGCGCCGGTATTCTTCGGCTGTGCATTCCTGCATGTCGTTGCATGTGTGGCTCATCCCTCCACCCTCCCCTTGACTTCCTTGGTCTGCCTGTAGTCCTCGATACGGTTTTCTTCAGTATCCACGACATCCAGCATCTTGCCCCAATGATAGTTTTCCTCAACACGCCAGTCAGACATCTTCCACCTCATCATCATTTTTCTGTTACCAGAAATATGGTTAGAAATCAGGTTCCTCTTCACTCTCTTTCTTGAACCCTACACTCACCAACAATCTCCCAGTTTCCTGGTGATACTCCAAAGCATCAGCCTCGCCACAGATTCCAATGGGACGATTCTTGAGAATCCTCAATTGAGAGATATTAGGGTTGTCTCCCTGTTGGTCCCTCTCTAGAGCCACGACAATGTCTGAGAGTTGCTCAAGAGAACCAGAACCTCTCAGGTCAGATAGGGACACTTGACGGCCCTCATTGTAAGAAGCTCCTTGCCCAGGACGCTTCAGATGAACAACAGCCAGGATGCCAATCCCTGTCTCCTCTACAATCTGACGCAGTCTGGTCATGAGTCTGTCGATAGTCTTTCTCTCTGTCTCACCAACTTCTTCCATACCTGAGACAACAATCGAGATATGGTCAAGGATGACAAAGTCCACTCCTAAGCCTACAGCCATGTACCGAATCTTCCCCATGAGATTCTCAATCTCAGTTGACCCCCAGTGGTCATAAAGCCAGAACTTGCCGTTTGCTATCGTAGCATCATAAGCCTCTCTCAAGTCTTCTTCACTCACTCCTTCCCTGGAGATGTGGATGGGCTTGTTGAGATGGATGGACATATACCTCTCAGCACTACGCTTCACTCCCTCTTCCAGGGCAATGATTCCTAAAGACTGCCCATGCTCCATCATGAGATGGTAGGCTATCTCATTCACGAAGGTGGACTTACCTATCCCTGACCCTGCCGTGAAAAGCACTAGCTCACGTTTCCTGACGCCTTTGGTCTTGTCTTGGTAGTCAGGATAGGGAACTGTGAAACCAGCCCTTAGAGGGGCTTGTATGGCCTCCCAGAGGTCTGTGCCGGGGATGATACCATCAGGACGATAGGGCTTGGCTTGGAAGACAGCCTGACAGACTACAGAGGAACCCTTAGCCTGGAGTAATTCGTTGGCGTCCTTTAAGCCGTCATATGTCATGACCTTGAGCTTCCCTGGGGTGAAGAGCATTGAGACTTCTTCTCTTACGGACCGTCCCGGCTCATCGTCATCCAAGGCCAGTACTATCTCATGGTAGGATTCCAGGTACTCCAGTTCCTTCTTGAGGTACTTCACAGCGGACTGAACGCCATTAGGAACAGAGACGACAGGCCAGCGATTGTTAAAGGCTTGAGAGATGGTCAGAGCGTCTATCTCACCTTCTGTGATGACAATCCTCTTCCCACCAGAAGGCCAAACAGTCTGACCAAAGAGTAGAGCTTTCTTAGCGTCCCCAATCCACTTGAACTGTTTGTCAGGAAGTCTGAGATGTTGAGCTACAAGGCCAGTGTTATCAAAGTAGGAGGCAACCTGGACAGGTTCTCCTTTGTAAGTACCTGTGCCATAGTGATACTTCTTACATGTGTCTAGAGAGATACCTCTCTTGGTGAGAGGCTTATAGTCGATGTCGAGGAATTGAGCTTTCACAGTGGATGTCTCTACCTCCTTTTGAGAGTTACCAAACCATTTCTTACATGAGAAGCAGAAGGAGGAATCGGAAGAGTAGACAGCTAGAGCATCTGAGCTATGGCAAGAGGGGCAGTTGGTATGAAAGAGGAAGTCCCCCTGTTCCAGCTTTCTTTTGCTTCTCATGGTTCTCCCTCTCTTCCAATGTCTTCAGGACTCCTTCCCATGTATTGATACCAGGGAAGACAGGTGAATAACTGAAGAGCAATGTGATGGCTTGCTTGATGTGGTCCATTTTACCTCCTCAAAGAAGAAACCCTCCTACCCAGAATATCCAGGTAGGAGGGACAGGATTAGCGGCACATGCGGTATTCGGCGTAGGGCTTGTTGGACACAGACCGGCGAACCTCAGCAATGATGTTGTGACCATCTCCACGAAGTCGGTACACCACAGCAGCCAACCGCATCACGCCATACTCAGCAAGAGCCTTGATGGGAGTGATTGGCATTCCAAGCTGAAGATGGGCCAGAACAAGCTCTTTCTGACTACGATTGAAGCGACCTCCGATCATTTTGCGTCTCCTCTGTTAGCCACTCATCAGGTATGGACCTATCAGCGTAGAGAAAGCCGTTCTTCTCGCACCACATGGCATAGGTGGTCTGGCTCTTCTTGCTTATACGGCCCTTGGAACTGGAGAAGACAAAACGAATGTCTAGCTCAGGGTGTTGTTCCTGAATGAGTAGATGTTTTTTACGGTCAGCAGTGGTAAACCGGCCTTTCGTCTCAATGATGATGCCATTACTCAATAGCAGGAAGTCAGGAGTGTAACGGCAGATGGTGGCAGGTTTCTCAAAGGGAACCTTGAAGGACTCGAACTTGAAGCCCACTCCCTTTCCCTTCAATTCCTCTGCCACCTTCTCTTCCAGACCACTCCTGTATCCGTTCTGAACCCCATGAAACTTTCGAGAGAAAGCCATTAGAAGTCACCAGACTCCGGTTCATCAGGAGTCTCAGAGACAGCAGGAGCCACATAGCCCTCCTCAACTCCAAAGCCATAACCCTTGGCATCCCCACCAGAGCCATACTCCACCAAGTCAATGATCTGGACGGCCTTGAGCTTGAGAGTGACACCTACAAACCCGGTTCCAGGCACATAGTATGGCGTCATAATGTAGCTCACGCGAACAGTACTGCCATTCCCAATGTTGGGAACCTGTTTCATTTGAGTTCCATGAGAGTCATACACGCCAACGGTATTGACCTGTTTCAGTCCGGTCTTCTTATCCAGGTACAAGGCATTGCACTTGAACTTGAACTTAACATATCCAGTAGGTGCGTCTTCCTCATCATACTCCTCCGAATAGGCAGGACGGCGGGACAGCATCTTGACCTGAGCCGGTTTCAATCCCTTCTTTGTCTGCTCCATGAAGGCATCCAGCATCTTCTCCATTGTAGCCTTGAAGGCATCACATTCCTCACCTTCAGGAAGCATAAGTTCAATAGAGTAAACGCCATCAGGGTTGAACTTAGTCTGAGGAGTCACGACATGTGCCCACTTGCAAGTGCCTTTGGGAGAGACGCCTTTGATATATTTAATCTCTCCCATCCCTACATACCTCCATCAAAAGCAACGCCAATAAACAGGCCCAGACAATCGGCATGGTCATCTCCAGCCTCCTCTTCATACTCGTCAGAATTATCCTCGACGTATTCATCAATGGCGAAGTTCTTGATGTCACCGTCACTGAAGGGAGGCTCCAGGCCATCATCAAAGGCGCGAGTGAGAGCCTCAGGGGCAATACCATGGCCCAGAAGGTCCATGAAGAGGTCCACAGGAATGGGGAGGCCCTGGAGATAGAAGAAGTATGCGCGGTAAAGGCAGTAACGTTTGTTCATGAGATGGATATCCTTGTGTTTTGTTATCAGATAGTGGTTGATATTAGGCAAAGAAATAGGGTGAGGATTTGACTTGGGACAGGTCCAGGGAACCCTTCGAGGGGCATGGAGGGAGTTCAACTCCTGTACGGGACTCTACTTCATTCTTGAAATCCTCCAGGCTGTAGTGTTCATAGAGACTCACAAATTCATCCCTGAGAATCTTGTTCATCTGGGATGTATGGCAAGCATGAACGGCGTAAGAGTCATGCACCATGCCAAAGGAGGACATACCGGCATCCAGGCAAGCTCCTACCGTGGACATAAGGTGGGAAGCATCCAGGCTGTGAACAAAGTTGGGAGCGATTCCGTTCCTCTGGCCTTGTTTGTTGATTTCCCCCGTAGGAATCTTCATTCCGAAAGTGGAACGCTTGCAGGTTCCAAATAAGGTCACAATGGGCTTGAGTTTAGTTTTGGAATAAAACTGGGACACTTCAAATCCAGAGGGCACAGTCCATACCAGAGGCTGGCCTGTCTCAGACACAACATTAGCAGCCTCTTGCAGCCAAGCCATGCCTTCCTTGGCAGCTACAGCCACAGTGGAGATAGCGGAATTGATCTTCTCAGCCAGATAGACAGCCGCTTGCATATCCCTGTCTGTGTCGAGAAAAGCCTTGGTTGTGGTGGAACGCTTTTGGATTTCGGCCATTAGCTGTTCAGCCATCCCAAAGCGAGTCACGCCGTATACCAAGGTCATGACGTTCCTCTTCACAATACTCCTGTCGATCTTCCCTGCCCATGCCTGAGCCAGTTCATTACCATCCACAGCATCGGCCAGGACAAGCGGAACAACGGCCTTGGCTACCTCAGCATAGACGTCTCCAGGCACCTCACCAGGAACCAGATTGACTGCCTTACCTCCAATGGCATCTCTGAGGATAGCCGAATAATGTTGAAGCCCATTACAAGAGCCGTCCATTGCCACAGCAGTCCTTGAACAGAAAGCAGAGCCTTGAGCCTCCAGGTCAGCCATCTCGAAAGCTGCTGCCAGGAACTTGAAGGGGCTATCCATATCCATCCAGGCCCTCTCTCCAAAAGGGTCTTTTGCACAATGAAGGATGAGGTTCTTGTTCTCCTCCACCCACTTGATACGGTCATCGAAAGAGACTTTATCTACACCAGCACAATTCGCCAGATGAATCTTGAGCCAATACTCTCCATCAGTTCCCAGAGGCTTGGCCTCATTAAACTCCAGCAGAGCTTTACCAGAGTCATCACCCTGAGGTGAGACAAAGTTGCTGTGGGGATACAGCCTTCCTCTCCAATCCAGGTAGGAAGGGAAGTACAGTGCCCTGTCTTTGTACTTATTTGAGAAGAAAATCTTGTAGTGAAGAGCTTCTCTTTTACCCGTGTTTCTCACCCAGAAGGCATAGGCCATCTTCTTTTGATAGCACCAGTTCTGAAGTTCTTCTGGTCGAGTGGCTTTGAACTCCTTGAATTCCTCTTCTGTTGTCCAGGGCTTTGCAGGGAGTGTCTTCTGAAAGTCGATCTGGGGAATACCAGCCACATCCCCACCAAGCGCATGTACCTCTTTCAGTACCTCCATGACCCTGGTGTTTATCCTCCAGGGAGTGTTCTGGACAGCGTTGACAGCCTTGATGACAAGAGGGGCTTTGCCCACTACCTCATCCAAATCCCTACCAGGAGCGGACTTGATAAGAGGTCTTCTCTTGGTCCCAAAGTTGGACAGGTAGCCACCATCGGAATTATTACTCCATTCCATTGGAGGGACAATCATCGGAGGCAAAGTGGGGCTGAGAAGAACACATCTCTCATGTCCTCTCTTGAGCCATTCCTGTGCTTCTGGAGTGGGTTCAAGAGTGCTGAGGCTTCTGCCTCTATTAGATGGCATCTTACCCACCTGGACTACTCCAGAGGACTGTGTGAAGAGGTTCAGAATAATCAAGCCAAGGGTGGCCTTCTGGATTGAGGTATACTGCTCAACCGCATAACGGCTATTGATGTTATTCCGCCATACCCTGAACTGATGCCCAGGAGTCGAGAGCTTCATCTGCTCCTTGAGGAGCTTGACCAGGACAGGATGGTCCCCTTTGAGCCTGTTGAAGTCCCTCTGAAGGATTAAGGCCCCCCCTAGAGTGTTGGCAGTCTGCTGCATGCTGTCGTTCACAGAGAAGGCCATCACCACATGCTTCGCTGTGATGTAGGCTACCTCAAAGGGTTTAAGTTCCCCAATCAGTTCCCAGCACCAAGCAGTGCTGCCTCTATGTGTCTTGTTCAGTTCTTCTTCAAGCTTCTCCACCAGAGGAGTAATTGCCGCTTCGAGGAGCTTCTGCTCAGGACGTAGTCCAGTGATGTCTCCTTTTGCTTTCTTTTTTAGAAGGGTTTGCTCATAAACCGTCTTAGCGTCCTCAACAGCAGAGGACTCGAGCTTGAGTTGTTCTTCGTAGAGGTCCATTTCTATCTCCTGTTATCAGGATGTGGTCGATTCCCGTTCAAAAAGAAGCCTAGAGGTCATCCAGGCTTCCTTCTGCTCCAAGCACTAATCTGTGCTTTCCAAAGTGGCTGGTATTACTAGCTCTTTTTCCTGTGCCTGAGTAGGGCTTTGTTTAGGTCAATTATGACAGGCATTAAGAACCATTCCTAAATCCAGTGCGTCTACCAGTTCCGCCACTCTCGCACGCGCGAAGCGGTATCCTGT